TACCACTATAACCAGAATAACCTGACGAAGCAGAAGCACCGTTAGCGCCAGAGTAACCAGAATAGCCTGAGTAGCCTTGCAAGTTTGCGCCACTCATTGAAATTGTACCTGTAACTTCGAAGTTACCGTCAAAGTGAATTGTGTTGCCTACTTGTGTTACTAAGCTATTACCAAGTGTTTGATTACTTGTCCATAATGCAAGGTAACCGCTTGTACCGTTGTTTGTAGAACCGATTTGAGTTGCTGGATATTCAACTACAACACCTGTTGAATCGCTTGTAGCGATTAACATTGGCTTAATGAACGAGCCACTTAATGAAGGAGCTGTATCTGTTAATGCACCAGCTGTTTGATCAGATAGGTAATAACCGTAACCATCTGTTAAACCAGAGAGGTTTGAAATTTGACCGTTGTATACGATTGTAAACTGACTTCCTGTTGCGTCTTGTACGATACCAATTGCATCAACAGTAGAAATACTGTCTGCTTTTGCACGTAGGTACGAACCACTCTGATCTCTGTAAATTACAGTACCAGGTGTAAAGTCGTTTGAATATGGAATTGTTAATTGTAATGTTGCGTCAGCACCACTGATACCAGACCAACCAGAGTAGCCTGAGTAACCAGAAATACCTGACCAACCGCTAATACCGGACCAGCCGCTATAGCCACTGATACCAGAGTAACCTGAAATACCAGACCAGCCAGAGTAACCGGAAATACCAGATATACCTGACCAACCGCTAATACCGCTAAAGCCGGACCAGCCACTTATGCCAGACCAACCGGATATACCAGACCAGCCTGACCAACCTGAAATACCGGAGTAGCCAGAAGTACCGCTGAAGCCGCTAATGCCAGACCAGCCACTATAACCGCTAATACCTGACCAACCAGACCAGCCTGAAATACCAGACCAGCCACTAAAGCCAGAAATGCCTGACCAACCTGAGGTACCGCTAAAGCCTGAAATACCAGACCAGCCAGAAATACCTGACCAACCTGAAATACCAGAGTAGCCTGATGTACCAGAGAAGCCTGAAATACCAGACCAGCCGCTATAACCGCTAATACCAGACCAACCGGAGTAGCCAGAAATACCTGACCAACCGCTTATGCCAGACCAACCTGAGGTACCAGAGAAGCCTGAAATACCGCTCCAACCTGAAATACCGCTAAAGCCTGACCAACCAGAAATACCGCTATAGCCAGATGTACCGCTAAAGCCCGATATACCGGAGTAGCCTGAGAAGCCACTAATACCGCTCCAGCCCGAAGTGCCAGAGAAACCGCTAATACCAGACCAGCCAGAGATACCTGACCAACCTGAAATACCGGACCAGCCGCTATAACCAGACGTACCAGAGTAACCGCTGTAACCACTAATACCAGAGAAGCCGCTAAAGCCTGATGTACCAGAATAGCCTGAAATACCGCTAAAGCCACTAATACCAGACCAGCCAGAAATACCGCTAAAGCCAGACCAGCCGCTAATACCTGACCAACCTGAAATACCGGACCAACCGGATATACCAGACCAACCAGAGAAGCCTGAGTCACCTTTTACTTGGCCAACGTTTGCCCATACACCATTACCGTATACCCATAAATCGCCAGATGCTTCATCAATAACACCATTACCATTAACTGCGCTTGGGTAAGCTGTATTTAATGTTGTTTGAGGATCGACTCCGACTGTAGGAACTGTACCAATAATAGTTACTGACGTACCATTTGTACCAGAGTAACCAGAGAAGCCTGAAATACCAGACCAACCTGAAATACCTGACCAACCGGAGTAACCGCTAATACCGCTAAAGCCACTAATACCAGACCAGCCAGAAATACCTGACCAACCGCTTACGCCGCTATAACCAGAGAAGCCAGAAATGCCTGACCAACCAGAGAAGCCTGAAATACCGCTAAAGCCTGAGAAGCCAGACGTACCACTGAAGCCTGAAATACCAGACCAGCCTGAGATACCACTCCAGCCACTAATACCAGACCAACCTGAAATACCGCTTACGCCAGACCAACCAGAGTAGCCTGAATAACCAGACCAACCAGAAATGCCTGACCAACCAGAGAAGCCTGAGGTACCAGAATAACCTGAAGTACCGCTAAAGCCTGAAATACCACTAAAGCCGCTAAAGCCTGATATACCAGACCAACCGGAAATACCAGAAATACCAGACCAACCGGAAATACCGGACCAGCCTGACGTACCGCTGAAGCCAGAAATGCCTGACCAACCAGAGATACCACTAAAGCCTGAGAAGCCAGACGTACCAGAATAACCCGAAATACCGCTCCAGCCTGATGTACCAGAATAACCGCTTATACCAGACCAGCCAGAAATACCTGACCAACCGCTTATGCCAGACCAACCAGAGATACCACTCCAGCCTGATGTACCGCTAAAGCCCGAAATACCGGACCAGCCTGAAATACCACTAAAGCCTGAGAAGCCAGATGTGCCTGAATAACCCGATTGTCCAGACCAACCTGAGAAGCCGCTGAAGCCAGAAATACCTGACCAACCAGACCAGCCTGAAATACCTGACCAACCAGAAATACCGCTCCAGCCTGAAAAGCCTGATGTACCGCTGTAACCAGATGTACCGCTAAAGCCAGATATACCGCTCCAGCCACTATAGCCAGAGATACCAGACCAGCCTGAGATACCAGATACACCAGACCAGCCACTATAACCGGACACACCGGAACCAGAGTAACCAGAGAAACCTGATACACCGATTGGATTATAAACTGCAGAAAAAGCGCCTCGATTGGGTAATGACATAAATTTATTGGGTTATTACAAATTATTTATATCTTTTAAGTGGGCTTTTTAATAATTTATTATAAAAAGCCTTAATTTAGTTTTAAACTAAATATATCCCGAACAGCTTAAGATTAGAAGTACATTTGATACCAAGTCGGTACACCACCCATTACCCCTGCATATACCCAAGTGATAGGTTGAGCTCCAAATTGTCCACCGAGCGGAACATAAGCTGCAATATAAGAAGCACCTTGACCAAATGGATATACTTGACCACCACCTTGGAATTGTAGTACAGCTACTTGTCCTGAGGCTGGTTTAAATATTAAGTAAGCTACTCCAGCCGGGGTTGAAGCTGTACCAGCTCCTGGATCCCACGTACCAGCACTGGTAGCTGTAAAAGTAAATCCTGAATAATTTTGTGATGCACCTACAGAAGACCAATTAGTATCGCCAGGTGTTACAATTGTATATACAGTACCCGGAACAAAATAACCGGCACTAACTATATTAGTTATTGTGACACAAGGAGCACTAATAACATCCCCCACGTTTGGGCTTGAAGGAAATTCAACTACTATACCATACGTACTATTAGTGTGTATTGGTCCATCATTTACAATAAGTGTTTTAGTACCACTACTAAACTGTTTACCGTATACAGTTTGAGAACTTAACGTTAAAGGCGAATTGCTATATAACCCTTCAACATTCCCAGTTAATGTATATGCAGTCCAATAATTATCAGCTTTTGTGCTTACAACTATAACATCAGAATAGTTAATAGATCCACTTCCTGTACCTGCTGCACCAGAATAACCTGATATACCGCTTGCACCTGCAGTACCAGAGTAACCTGATATACCGCTATAACCAGAAGCACCATTGGTACCGTTAGTACCAGAATAACCTGAGTAACCAGACTTACCTGAAAAACCTAAACCACTAAAACCGGATATACCAGACCAACCAGAATAGCCTGAAGTACCTGTAACTGATTTATTCCAAACAGCTGTATTAGTTAAAACTATACCTGGGTTGGTTGATGAAGCTAAAGCTACATATAAATTTTGACCGTTAGTAACAATGTCGTTAATACTATATGTTTGAGTGTTGTCATATTGACCACGATAGTTGAAGCCTAAACTATCTATACCACTATAACCGGAGTAACCAGATATACCAGAGTAACCGGAAGTACCATTTACACCTATTATACCGTTTATACCGGAATAACCACTAAAGCCTGAAAAACCAGAAATACCTGAATAACCGCTATAACCTGAAACACCGGAACCAGAATAACCTGACCAACCACTATAACCACTCTTACCGGACATACCACTTATACCATTAGTACCATTTGTACCACTATAACCACTATAACCCGATACACCACTAACACCATCGAAAACCGGTACACCACTTAAAAGGTATGTGCCAAGAATATTAAAATCACCATTAATAGTTGTGGTGGCGTCTATTATAACATCTGGACCGCTATCAAATATACTACTATTACCTAAAGAATGGGCACCAGTCCAACGTGCTAAATAACCACTGGTACCATTGTTTGTACTACCAATTATTACTCCAGGAAATTCAACAACCACACCAGTTGTTGTACCTGTACCAATTAATACCGGTTTAATGACACTACCACTTGCAGTAGGAGCATCTGTTGTTATTTGACCGGGTACTGTGTCTGAAAGGTAATAACATGTAGCATCTTCAATACCAGTTAGTCCTGAAATATAACCATTAATAACATATGTGAATTCGCTACTATTTGCAGATTGTACTACCCCTATAACTTCAGAAGTATTAATATCGTTTGCTAAAGCTAAATCGTAACCACCTGTTGTTTTATAAATTGCTTGACCTGCACTAAACGAATTTGTATATGTTACAGATTGGTTGTTAGCGTTAAAGCCTGAATAACCAGATATACCAGACCAGCCACTAACACCCGAATAACCAGAGTAACCAGATGTACCACCACCACCTGTTGAAAATATGTGTAAGTCAGTATCTGTCGTACCTGTATCGTACCAGTATATATAAGGCACACCTGCAATAATAAGACGAACCTGTAATGATTGAAATCTTATTGCTTGAGGTATTGCTGCATTAGCTGCTGCTTTTGCTGCGGTTTCGTTTGGTCCATAATAAGGACCTGACCACGTATCAACCGGTACCGGGTTGACTGGTTGTATACCAAATGGAATTTCTAAGCCTGGAGTTAATGCCATGTTACGAGAATGTTACTAATAGTTTATGCGAAGGACTATATGGTATAGCGTTCGTCATAGTATATAGGTTATAGGTAGTAGGAGTTCCACCCACTGTTATGCTTACCGTGCTTTGAGTGCTGAAGTGATCTGTCAAATCAACAAAGAATGCATTTGCATCTATAATAGTTACTAAATTGTTTGCAGCAGGTAAAGCTACTGTAAAGTTGTTATAAGTCGTTCCTGTCCAGAAATTGAATGGATTTGCGCCATTTGTGTACGTAGAACTTAAGGCTTGTACATCGCTTGAAGTAGTTGGTACAGCTGCAGAAGGACCAAAGTATATTACACCAGCCATACCAGTAGGTGTTGGAGTTGGAGTAGCTGTTGGTGTCGGTGTTGGGGTAGCTGTTGGAGCAGGAGTATGAGTTACTGTAGGTGTTGGTGTTACAGTAGGTGTTGGTGTAACTGTTGGTGTAGGAGTAGCTGTAGCTGTTGGAACAGGTGTACTTGTAGGTACAGGGGTTGGAGTTACTGTAGGCGTACTTGTAGGGGCCGGAGTCGGTGTATAAGTGACGACCGGTGTAGGTGTCGGGGTAGGTACCACACCACTAATAGCTAAATTAATAACTTGCTGTACAGTTAAACCTGAGGCAGGTATAACGTCTCCGTTTTTATATTGACCAAATGTATAACCTGGAGCTAAAGATACTGTCAAGTTTGACGGGAAAACATAATCCGAACCAGCTGCACCGGAGAAACCCGAGTAACCAGAAATACCTTGAATGCCTGGTATACCCTGTATACCTTGCGTACCACTATAACCAGAATAACCTGACGTACCACCAGGTGCGCCAGACGCACCGGAGTAACCACTGTAACCACTAAAGCCAGAAATACCTGAACCACCACCGCCACCACCACTTGCACCGCTCCACCCAAATAATGCTGATAACGAAACAGCATATGACGTGTATGTACCGTCTCCGTTTGGTTGTTCAAGATAAATTAGGTCCTGTCCAGATAAACTTGGTACCGTTGGTAGTTCGTGAGGAAATATTAAATTTGGATAATCTACGGACATGGAAGGAGGTAAATACTTATTGATACATCTGTTAGTTATTAGGACTCTTAGCTACTAAGTACGTGTTTGCGCCGGAAACTGCAACTGCACCGGTAACTGTACCGGCTTGATTTGTGACACCAATTAACCTTACAAGTACATTAGTGTCTTCGTAGTCACCGTATACTAATGTATTGGATTGAGCGTTCTCTCTATAATCAAATACTTCTGCTGAAGGTTTATCAACAAATTGCGTATATTCTTTTGTTTCCAGTACTTTTGGTAAACTGTTAACTGGACCTTCATATTTGTTGTCATATACTTGATCCATTTTCTTTTCACGTGGAGCACTAAGTTCGTAATTCCATTCATAACGTTTCGCTTTTATAGTCCATATATAATGGCCCATAATTTGGTTAGATTCTTCACCACCGGATTCATCAAGACGTTCTGTTATTTCAAATACTTTACCTGATCTACCATTAGGGCGGGTAGAACCGTATTCTGCTAACTCTATGAGATCTCCTGCTTTAGGTTCGTAGTTATATGCAGAAAGCGCACCGCTAACTGCGGTAACCGTTGTTGTGAAAGTGTTTATACCAATCCAAGCCGTTAAATCTGCTTCACCCTGTAAACCGAATTTGCTTAATATAACATTATCATTACTTAACTGGATTGCCATTACCATTGGAATAGGTGGGGCATATCTTAATAATGTATGCTCTCCATATAGATAATCATGAGCGGATAAATTATAACCATTTATATAATAGTTAATTTGCTGCCCATATTGACTTATTTGTTCTTGCCACCAACTATTGAATAAAGATATCTGCGCGCTGTTATCAGCAACATTAAGAAATCTAACACCGCTTGTTCCGTACGTACAATTGTATCCACCACTTAATTGATCCCCAACACCATCAACACCTGGTGGTGTATATGTACCAGTATCAATACAATATTTAGATAGAAAAGACGCACACATTAAAATTATTTACTATAATCTATAGATTTACAGCCAGATATACTAAATAATATTGTAAATGAAGATTAAAAACCTATCCGACCTCGGCGAACTTTATGGAAATATTGCCGCTGCTAATATTTCAGTTCCTGATGTAGTTAATGAAAAAGCTACTCAAGCTGTAGAACATACAGATACAAGTGTATATCTAACTGAGAACATGGTTAAGGCCGGAAGTGCACTCGGGGGCGGTCCTGGTGTTAAAAAGGTTGATGGTGCAGAAGTTACACCACCATTACCAAAAAGCGGTCCTGCTGGATTAAATCCAAAAAAGAGCGGCTTTAAGCCCGTAGATAAAATGGAAGATCCAGGCGCTGATGCTAAGAAAATGAAAGATGAAGAGGAAGGTAAAGAAGAGCATGAAGCAAAAGAAGGAGAAGCAGATACAGAAGCAGAGAAAAATACTACTGCTAAAGAAAAAGTTAAAGAAACTGTAGCTGAAAACAATAAATATATCTACAAACCAAAGTTTACTATGTCAAAATCAAAATTCGATCAACTATATGAGAACGCAATCAAAGGTGTTCCATTCAACGAAAACGAAGAAGCAATGATGCACGATGAAGAAGAAGCTGGTGTAATGCCTGCTACTGACGCAGCTGCAGATGGTGCTGAAATGGGCGGCGATGAAATGCAGCACGAAGAACTTCCTACACATGAGGAAGCTATTGAAATGCTTGAAAAGGTTCTTTCATTTTTAAAGAAAGATAAAGAAGTAGATGCTGAACACGGTGATCTACCTGATGAAGATCAAGAAATTGCTGGCCATACCGAAGATGAAGGAATGGTAGCTGAAGAAGTTGAAGCAGAAGACGAAGGTCATGTTTTAACTAAAGCTAATGGTTCCTTAAAGAAGGGTAATCCTGATTCAGTTAGCAAGCCAGTTGTAGCAAGTACAAAAGGTACAAACAAAGCTACAGGTGGTAAAGCTGAAGATGGTAAGATCCGTAATGAGCCAGAACCAAAAGAAGAGCACGGCGATATCAAGAAACTTCAAAACACAAAGAAGTTTACAGCAGGTGCTACTAAAGAGCCAAAGGTTGGCGACGATCTCTTTGCTTAAGACTTAGACATAGTACAGTTTACAAAGCCGTTAGCAATAACGGCTTTTTTTATGTACTAAAACATTCCACCGTTTAAACGACCAGAAGCTGAATTGAAGTTCAGCGGCTTCCATCCCTGTGCGTATAACTCATCAACGTCAGAGTTATTGTCTTTACCGGCAAATATAGTTGGGTTACGTACTGTTGCATCTGGACTTTTACCTTTTTCGTACCTATTATATAAATCTTTTTGGCTTGGTAGTTCAATATCACCCACACTAAACGGGTCCCAATCTAACGGAGCTATTTTTAGTGGTTTACCATTACCATCTCTTTCCATTACTTCATAAAACTGTTCTACTACTTTAGTATCTAAAGCAAATAATGCCCATATTAAGGACTCTACTCTATCGTCTAAATAACGATCTGATTGTTTTTTCCACACACCATTGGCTTGTTTAACATATGTTTTAAACTCATTAATGGTTTCTTTGTCGTACAACTTAAGACACTTTAAAGTAGACATCCAATAACGTAAGTTTGCCATTGCATTGAACTTACTATTAGTGTGCGAGTATACGCCCATTCTATTATCTCTATCCGCCTTTTCAGTAAACGTACCCATACTCGGTGTGTACTTTATTAAGCTTTCATAATTGTGAGTATGTATTAATGCATCTATAACCTGAGCACCGCAATTATTGCGTTCTACTAACAAAGGTGGCCTTCCCCATTCGTGGGCTATTTCCACTAATTTCCCAGCAAAATTAAAAGGGTCAAGCTTGTTATTTGCGTACGTAGCGACCTGTTCTATATTGGTTAAATCCGTAATATCCAGTACTTGAATAGCAGAGTTAGCTCTACCAATACCATCTCCAACGTCAACCCCAATTGTATAGAAATGTCTTGGTTTTCTTTCTACATAAATCTTATAGCATTCATCATCGCTTGTTAATATGGGTTCTGGAGCTGTTTTTTCGAACTCTAACATTAAGTCACTATCTAAAGCGTTTTCACCAGCTGCTCTAAATTCATTACCGTATTCTTGATTAAATGCTTCTACAGAACCAAGAGCCTTAGCTGTCATATCTCTCCACTTTTCATCTCTACCAGGCACCTCCCACCAATCTACTCTTTCATTGTGCCAACCATTACTACCATCCAAAGATTCTGTATATATGTTATAAAATAAGTTGCCCACACCATTAGGGGTCGATAACATAAAAATTTTGGACTTCTTTGAAGACGAAATTACAGGGAATACTGATTCCCAAAAGTCGTTCATAAACTCAGGTGGAATGAATGCGGCTTCGTCAATGAGTAGACAGTTGATAGACTCACCTCTGGCAGCATCAGAGGTTGTAGTACTAATACCAATTGAACTACCGTTAGCTAACTCTAAACCGGTTTTAGCATAGTTTATAACACCCGGTTTCAAAAAGTTCGGTAACATTTCATAAGCTAAACGAATACGCTTAAAAATATTAATAGCGGTATTTTCTTTATTGGCAATTAATAGTACTCTATAATCGTCTTGAAAGCAAATCATCCATAAAGCAAATATAGTTAGCAAAGAAGTTTTGCCGACTTGTCTTGATGCTAATACAACATTAAATCTGTTATCAGTTAAAGCTTTTAAAATACGCTTTTGATAGTTATAAAGCTTAATTGGTTGCTTACCTTCATCAAGGTTAACTATATAAAAAAAACGAGAAAAATGTAATATGGACTTGCGTGCACGTTCCAAGTCTTCAATCATGACCTCATTCCATTGAAAGTTAGTCTCGGGTACAGGTAAGTTTTTATTACCTAAATAGAACGTTTCTTTAGAGGCTTTAGCCATTATAGTTTAGGTCTAAC